ATGTCCGACCGTACTCGAGATTTGCCGCCGTACTGGCGGCTTTTCTCGTTTAAGAGGTGCAAATTGGATAAACCCTTTAAGACCATCGATCAGCAGATGGAAATCCTCAGATCTAGAAACATGGACGTCGCTCCGACGGACGCGGGCGTGCTCAAGCGCGAGGGTTACTACTCCGTGGTGAATGGATATAAGGCGCCCTTTCTTGATTTTGTCGGAAACGGTACCGACATTCAAGACGCGTATCGCGACGGTACGTCGCTAGACGATGTATACCGATTGTTTAAATTCGATAGAGACCTTAGGCTAACGATGATGCGTTATTTTGCCGAGGCGGAGGCAGCCTTGAAGACTGTATGTGCCTACAGGTTTTCCGAAGCTCACCAAGGCGAGAAGGAGCCTTACCTCGTCCCGGCAAACTATCGTTCTGAAAACTCGTACCAACCGAGAATTCTCGAGCTGATTGATTCTTTCAAATCGATATTGCACAAGCCCCCTCATGACAAGAAAAGGGGCTTTAAACGCGAGTATATCCATCACTATGTGAGGAATCACGACGAGACTCCATTTTGGGTACTGACGAACTTCCTTATGCTCGGCCAAGTCTTCAAGTTCTACGAGTACCAAAACGAGTCGATGCGGAATCGTATCGCCAAAGGGTTTTCAGAGCTTTATCTCGAATCCCATGGAGTCGAGATCAAAATAAGTCAGAAGAGATTGAGAATCGCGTTTGATCATATTAAGGATTTCCGGAATATATGCGCGCATGATGAACGGCTCTACTGTGCGAGGGTGTCTCCGGGGCACGACGTGACGTTCGCGAGCATGCTTAGCGATCTCGAGTTGGTGTTGTCGAAGGACGAGCATGCCCGCATGCAGGGGGAGATAATCCATCTCCTTCATGAAATGATGAATGATCTCGGTGGAGAGACGGCGATGATTGTTCTCGATGGCATGGGGATCACTGATCTTAATCGCACGTTCTTTTCCTTCGCATGAGTAGACAAATATATCGTTATGGGCTTTATCGAATGTTCCGGATTCGTCCGCATATACGTAAAGCTTCATGAGACTCCTGATTTATTGGCACGGAAGAGGGCCGCATTAAAACGGCCCCCCTTCCGTCCCGAGTCCGACGATCTTACAGATCGCTTAAGCTCACGCTCAGTTTCCTCGGATACACAGCCTAGCATAGGCTACCTGCAAGGTAAGTGTACCCGTTACCTTGATGAGATTCAATGGCGTTCGGTCGGTCATGATTGCTCCACGAGCTATCTTAGGGCTTTTTATTGATATCGATGCGATTGCGGACAAATCTTTGCGTAAAACCGGCGAGTCCATTTTATTATCGCGGTACACAAAAGCCCCTCTCCGCCGAGACGGCGGAGAGGGGCATGAATGCGCTAATTCAGCAGGTTGGCCACCATCGCGGCCGCCTCGGCGCGCGTGCACGACTTGTTCGGTATAAGCTTGCCGGCACCGCCGACCATGCCCTGCTCCACCGCCCACGCCATGGACTCCCGCGCCCAGTCGGGCACCTCGCTCCAGTCCGGGTACCCGGTGGGGCTGCCCGCCGGCGCGGGGTTGCCGCGCCAGTTGTGCAGCATCGCGACGACCTCCGCGCGCGTGGCGGCGTCGTCCGGCCGGAACTTGTCCGCCTTGGCCACGACGCCCTCGTCCGCCGCCCAGCACAGCGCCTCGTAGTACCAGGGGTTCGGGGCGACGTCTTCGTACGGCTCCAGATAATCCGTTAGATCGGCTCTCGCCGCGTTGGCGACCATGGCCACGGCCTGGGCGCGCGTGAGCGCGTCGTCCGGACCGAAGCGGTCGGCGCCGTAGCCCTTGAGGTAGCCCTCTCGCACGCATTCCTCGACCGCGCCGATGTACCAGGCGTCGGGATCGAGGTCGCCGAACCTCGCGAGTACCTCTGGCAGGGGCGTCTCGGGCGCCTCGGGCTCCGCTGCCGCCCCGGTCATCACGTCGTACCAGTATTGTGCTCGCGCCTCGAACTCCCCGCGCTGCGACCCGTACAGCTGCCCCGGGCAGCTCGTGGCCATGAAGTGCTTGTGGGGCTGCATGTTGACGCCCCATTGGGGTCTGCCCAGACCGTACTCCCTGCAGATAGCCGCCGCGAGGTGCGCGCCGGCGTCCAGGCACGCCTCGGTAACGGTGCCGTCTGCGAGGTTGGCGTGCTCGATGTTGATCGAGCGGCAGTTCGCGTCGAAGTCGCCGAGCGCCCACCCGGTGTCGCGGTCCCACACGAGCTGTCCGACCTCGCCGCGGGACGCGACCGCGTAGTGGGCGGACGCCTCGCGGTCCTGCCACGTCGAGTAGCAGGTGTCCGTGTCCCCGTTGCTCGCCATGTAGTGGATCCCGACGAACTCGACCTTGCGGCCGCTGCGGCCGCTCGTGAAGTGCTTGCTTAGGATCTTGGTGACGTCCGGCTCGAGCTTTTCGTAATCCATGCGCCCTCCTATGGCATCGTCTCGTATATTTGCTGGTGCCGGTCGAATCCGTAAAGTTCCCAGAGCCTCTCCTCGATTTTGTCCATGCATAGCTGGCTGCCCGTGAACTCGTCGTAGTCCTCCGGGTTCACGCATGCGCTCGATTCGATGATGACGAAACCGTTCGGGAGCTGGCACTCGGCGACCGTGCACTTGTCGAAGGCTGTGTGGAAGGAGATGGTCGGCCTGTCGAGGATGTCCATGATCTCATCGACCGATACCTTTACGTTACTCATCTCGCCCGCCGATCTCGACTCCAAGCAGCGCGTCGAGCCATTTCGAGGTCACGCCGACGCCCTTGAAGAGCGTGTAGGCGGTCTGCACGCCTCCGACCAGGGCGAAGACGCATGTTACCCAGGATGCCGGGTCGCTTGGGATGCCCGATACGAAACCGGTGACGACGCCGGCGATGAGCGAGAGCGCTATGGCCATGAAGCGCGCCGCGGTTCCTGACATGGCTTCGGTCTTGATTAGCTGCACGCCGAACGGGACGGCGAGCGACAGCGTGAGCGTCATTAGCATCTGCATTTCTGTCATGGTTCCTCCTAAAGCCCGATGTTCCCGAGCATGTAGCCGACGGCTGCCATGATCACGGCGCCGATGACTATCCAAACGGCTTTGTCCCATTTCTCAGCCGACTCCTTCGCCGGCTGGATGGAGAGCAGGTCGACTTTTCCGTCGATTCTGTCGAGCTTCGATCCGAATCCGCTTAGCTGCTCGTCCCTGAAGCGGTCCCGCTCCTCTGTTCTGATGAGCATGTCGTGCAGGCTATCGATTTCCTTGCCGTGCTCGGTGACTCGCGTTTCGAGGGTGGTTACCCTTCCGGCAAGCATCTTTACCTGCACTTCTGGTGGCTGGGTTTCCATCTCTACGCCACCTTCCTCCATCCCTGCGGATATTCGTCCGGTGACCACGTATTGCCGTCAATCAAGCTTTCAAAGAGCGCCGAGTTTGCTGTTGGATACCATACGCGCGTGCCCTTCTGGTAGGCATCGTGAGCGCCAGAAGGCTGTTGCCATACGTCGTAGCCGCTGCTTTGCGTTATATGCGCGTAAAGGCTTTCCGTGCCAGTGCCGGGCTTGTATTGCTCTTGCGCCGTGTGCTCTTGCGCGATGCGGTAAAGCTCGCCCTCGTAGCGAATGACTTGACGTGCTTCGTACTCAGCTCCGACTTTCCACTCGGGGAAAAGGCTGGGAATGCTCATAGCGTCCACGTCACTCATAGTTGGCGATAGGCTCGTAAGCTGCATAGTTGCGAACGTTGCAAGCTCGGGATTGCTGCCGGCTGCCGCCTGTTCCGCTTGCGCCTGCGCTTTCTTAGCTGCGTCTTGCGCCGCTGTCGCTATCTGCTCAACCTCTTCAACGCCGTCAGCCTTATAAGTGCCGTCAAGTTTCGCGCAAACGTTCGTATAAGTTTCGTTAACGTCTGCCGTGTACGCGACAGCAAGACGGCTGCAAACGTCTTGCAACGGCTCGAAATCGTATACCTTTCCAACGCCGTTGTCATAAAGTACGCAAGGGCATGAAAAAAGCCGCGAATAACGCGGCTCGTCTTTCATTTCATCGGCTGTTTTCTCACCGTCATAAAACCAGCTGACAGTGCTAGTTCCATCGTAAAGCTTCATTGCATACCGTCCTTAACCTAGGCAAATAGCCGGGCGCACATACTTATGATACAAAGGGTCTGAGGAGTCAGTTCCATAAGTCGGATCAGTATTGTCAAAGCCGCCAGTCATTGACTGATGCGTTGTGTGGTAATAAATCTGATTGCCCTCGTCTCCGTCTCGCTGTTCCGCTGATCTAGTCCAGTAAAGCAGCCGACCCTGTTTGCCAGCAACTGCGTCGGGACTTATCACTGAGTCATATCCAGATTTGCCGTTCTTTGCATAATACTGATACCTTGCTCCATCCATCATTGGTGCGTAATCGCCACCAAAGGACGGCCTTACCCCGGTATATTCAGTGTATGAAACAGGAAACGCATTTAGCTGTACCTCTCCCATCGCGTCGCCAGTGCCATTTAGACAGCGTTTTTTAACCTTCGAACACAACGACTTAACATCTTCGCTTAGCTGGCTATTAAAGAAGCTTTCGCAAGTGCTATAGAGTAGAGTTTCCTTATACGGCGTAAATGAAACGGTCGTGTGATTCAAGACGTTCGTAGCCCACAGGAGCTTCTTGCACTCAATTGTTAGCTTCGCCTTTCCGCCGCTAACTTTATCATCGTGGTCTATTCCGATAATCACGAACGGCGCAGTTCCGTATGTGCCGCAATTTACATTCTTGCTCTTTCCAATCCATTTGCCCAGCATCCCGGATTGAACGCCCTTCGCGAAAGTGAGCACATCGTTCCAGCTCGACTTCTCAAAGTCAAACATGTCTACAAGCGCTTGCTTTCGCGTCTGCGGTGACGCGTTGATAAACGCAAGCTGATCGCTCGCTGCCCAAATGCCAAAGACTGATGGAGTTACGTTATTGTCGATAAACGTTTCCTTCTGCGATTCGGTCCCAAGGCTGCTCATGTAACTCAAATACCGAGCTGCATCCCATGAGCTTGTGTTAAGCAACCCAAGCAGGTCTTTAATCTCATCGGATAGCTTGACGGGCGTTACAGATGCGTTGATCAAATTATGAGTCCCAACTGACTCGCCCTTTAGCTCGCGCGTCCCAACAGAGCGCTCGACAAGTCCAAGCCTTTTAATCCTGTCTCCGTCCAGATCTTGCATATCTAGATAAGATCTATCAACCGACTCGATGCCGATTGCAGACGCTCTAATATCGTCTATTTCCTTCTTCAAATTGTCGGCGGTTGTTCCGTCCAAGGCTGATTCAACAAGCTCGTAATACTTGTCAACATAGTCAAGATACACGTGTAGCGCGTTATCTGCCATGTTTTGCGCGTCCTGCACAACGGCGGAAATGTCGATTTCCTCAAACGGCGCCGCATAAGGGCAAATCGCAAGACCCTTCTCATTCTTAATGATCGCTCCGCTCATGTCGGTCGCGCCGTTCGGTACGGTCACAGTTGCAAGCCTATATTCCTTAACGCTTGCAGTTTCTTCCGGCTCTGGTGCGTTGCCACCAGCGCCGCCATTGGCAACGCGAATGTAGCAAGAACGCTTATCATCGTTCTCGTCATACCTTAGCAAGATTGAATAGATAACATTGCCGACTTGTGTACCATCTACAAGGTTAATCATGGTTTGATTTTTAACAACGCCCATCGCGCCATTGATAATAAAAAGACCGGGCTTAACCGTTACCGCGATGCCGCTTGCAGCCTTGGAAACCTGCAACGTGTCAGCGGGGTTTGGGAACACGCCATCGCTGAAAAACTTGGCGAACGTTTGACGCAAGACGTCAGCACCAATCGCACGGTCATAAATAGGGTAACCGTCATCGTCATAACCGTCTTGCTTGCTGTCAAACGGGAATGATTCGAGCCTAAGCAAAGTGTCAGCCATTACACCAACCTCGCTTTCTTTGATTCAGTTATCTGTTGTTCCCCCATCGTGAGAACAATGTCAGATTTGCCAGATTCGTATACCTCTGAAACCTCGATGATTCGAGCTGTCTGGTAAAAACCTATCGTCTCAATTGCAATATCAACTTTGTCACCAAGGTCGTAATCATCTAGGTACCTATATGTTGAGAATGTGCCAGTATCAACTGTGTCGATAACACCGTAGTCATTTGCAAGCGCTTTCCTGCCCTCTTCTGCATAATGATCGCGCCATTGCTCATATTTCTTGTTCAGACCTTCGAGCTTCAACATCTCATTCCAAGAGCCTGTATCAAGCTCATCCCGTTTCCAGTCTTGATCAAACTCCGGTTTATCGCTTCTCAAGTCAAGATAGATCTCACTGTCGGGCAATCCGTCATCAAGTCGAACAACATCGTAACCACGATGAGTTTTATAAGGTATGTGCCGTGTTGCTGAATCTTGTGAGGGCTGGTCTAGCGGGCTATCTGAGCTTCCCCAATCCTTATACCATACGCACATAGGCGAACCGTCTGCGTAATACTTACTAGGCTCGTCATACTCAAACAGCACGTAGCACTTATTTTTATAGTTGCTCGTATCGCGCGATACCTTGAAACCGTTGAGGTTCCCCCATGTGTCGCTGAACACAACAAACGGGTTCTTACGCGGTTTTTCCGGCTCTGGTTCTGGCTCTGGTTCTGGCTGCGGCACAACTGCACCTGCTTTAAAAACGCCTGTCCCCTTGTTGCCATAGAATACGCCAGTTAATCGGTCTACAAGACCGATCGCGTTATCGCTTAGCCTTCGGCACGGCACTAGGTTGAGCTTTAATGTGCCGTTATCGAATAGCTTAAAGCTATATAACTTTGTTTGACCAAAGCTTGAGAACACACCGCCGCGCTTTAGCGCAAAAATGGCAAGTGAATTGTTACACGCGAACGTTGCTGATGGTGCGCTCCAAACAACAACTCCGTCTTTCTTGAACACACCGCCATGCTCTTCTAGTTTGACCTTTTCGGTTGTAATGAAACTCACGCCAGATGATTTCGACTTGCCATATTTCGCTGAGTTCGCCCATATGCTCAGACCGTCACCGTCATCGCTTAGGTCGGTTGCGCAAAGGCATTTCGCCGTGTGGATGCATTCAAGCTCAATTCCCGTGTTCTGGTTTGGGATAAAACCAGTGTCTATGTATTGAGTGCCTGTACTCTCGATGTATTCAAGCTCTTCAAACCCATCAGGGAACGTTTTATTTTGAGCTTTACCAAGGCTATAAGTGCTTGCTTGTGGCTCTGCTTGGTCTTGCGTCCTATCAAGACCGCGCCATAGCTGAAACACAACGCTGTTGTTCTCGTATGAGTAGAACATTCGAGCGCTCGCGCCTATGGTTTTCAGCTCTTCGAAACACAGATCGCCAAAGCGCTTCAATGATGGGTCGATCGTTTTTTGAACGCCTGTAAAGTCCGCGCTGTCATAAGTGATGCCATCACCGAAAATCCTGCTAGCCCATGCAAGAATCGATTTTACGTTGTCGCACGGCTTGCCGACCTCTCCAACTTCCGTTCTGAGCTGGTACGCACCCTTAACCTCTCGATACATAACGGCATAAGTACCGCCGCCGCTGTCGTAAATCTTGTCAAGACCTTTAGTTCTCTCTTCCCATTGCTCGACCTTACGGCGATTCGTCTGGTCTTTGTTCTCTGCAAGGTGCGGTATCCATTTATAGCTACCGTCAGCGTCTTTATAAACGGCTCCCTTGTTTTGAGCGGAAAAATTGAACTCGGTCACTTCTGTACCGTTTATGACGGTATCGTCTCCACGTCCGTTAATCTGGTGTATCTTGCCGTCTGATTCCTTGTAATAATTGAAGCGCGAACTGTATGCGTAGTCATCGCTCCCCATGTAACTCTGTGTTCCAGCGACATTGCCAAGCTCGACCTTTGTGAGGTCTTTGTCTGTCAAGCTGACTTCTTGCCCAGTTGTGGTGCAATACTTGCCAGCAATGTTTTTGGTGTATAACTTCCCGTCTTTGTCTTTAAAAACCTCTGGTCTTTTAGCGACAACGGGGGGCGGCTTTTGGATATAAACCGTTTCCGTGTCGGTTTCCTCGACCAAAAACACGTAATCATTGAGCCACTTCTCAGTGAAGAAACCAGAAAGCGTTACAACGTCCACGTCATTATCTCCGTGCCGCGCGTCCTCGTATTCTACCTTCTGAATGACTCCCGTCTCTGGTCTGTCGCTTGTGTAGATATAAGCCCAGTCAGGGCTGTAGACGTTAGACGGGACAACACACGTGAAATCGCCGCACTCGTAGTAACGGCGATTCCATTGCAGAGACGTATAGGGGATGTTTGGCGCGACAATATTAAAGCCCTCGTCAAGCGCGTGAATCTCCAGCGGTTCCATGCATCACACCCCCAGATACTTCTTGTGAAAAAGCACTTGCACCTTTGCAAGCGACCTGTTTGCTTCGTTGTCAATCGTGAAAGTGAACGTGTTGGCTCCCACTTGCATGCGCATGCCGGTAAAAGAGCTGTCGCGGCTCGTAAGCTGCAAGGCATTATTTCCGTTGATCGTCACGCGTGTCGGCGCGCTCTCAAAGTCGATTAGTGCCACGTCACCAGCCTTGAGTGTGGTTAGCAGTTTGACGTGCTTGCCGTCCTTCGTGATGGTCGGATTGACCAGCTCGCCCTCAGCTTCAATCCTCACACGGTACATGGTCGGCACATCGCCTGAATTGTAGACGGTATTCTTACCGTCATAAATCAGGCGGCTAGCGTTAAACCCGATCGGCAGGCGTCTGCCGTCGCTGGCGGGTACCTTGACGTGGCTCACGAACGGGAAGCCAAACGTAGGCGTCGCGTCTCCGAAGGCAGCTTCGTTGCCCCGGGAGTCCCGCAGATAGGGATCGCAGCATAGGATCGAGAAGGTTGCTCTGCACGGTCTCCCCTCTGGCTCCAAGGGGACCGACCTAGCTGATAATTCTCCCTCAGCCCATCTTGTCCTGCCCATATGCGTAACATAGGCTTTGAATCTGTATTTGGGATTAAGGAAGCTGAGAATTTCATCTCGGACCTCCGCCCTACCCCTCGGGCCGACGTACATGATTTTCGCGGTGCGCTCGCATTCCTCGACTCTCTTGCCCACCAGGCGGCTGCCGTCCGTCAAGACGTTCGCCGCCGTGGTGATGCTGATGTCGAGTTCAAGCCAGTCCTCAAGGCCCCTGTCCGCGATGAGCCACCCCTGCCATCCGTCGGTGGCGACGAGCTCGCGGCCGTCAGAACGGACGATCTTCATACTTGTCATCTCGCACCCGCCAATCCGTAATGCGCGAGCCGGCGGACGAACCTGGCGTACTCCGCAGGCGTCTGGACCGGCTGGTTGAAGTTGAGTGTCTGGTTGATGTCACCGCCGAGGACCATGCCGCTGCCGGCGTCGATGATGCCCATGGGGTTGGCCTTGATGTTCGAGATGTCGAGGGTCTTCTCCGCGAGGAAGTCCTCGACGTCGTACCAGCCCGAGGTCAATCCATCGAGCAGGCCTCCCATGATGGTCTCGCCGTTGCCGACGAGGAGCTTGGCGTCGACCTTTATAGGTCCCTTGAGGCTGGGGATCATCGAGGTGATCTCGCCGAACCATCCGACCACCCCGTCCCATGCCTGCTTGAGGCCGCTCAGGAATCCGTCGATGACGGACCTGCCGGCATCGATGAGGAGCGTCGGCAGGCCGGCTAGGGCGCTGGTGATCTTGCCGGGAAGCTCGACGAAGAAGTTGACGATGTTCTCGATGCCGGTCTGGACCGCGTTCTTGATGCCCTCCCAGCATCCGTCGAGGAAGCCCCTGATGGTCTCCCACGCGCCCTCCCAGTCGCCTTGGATGACCTGCATCACCGCGACGATGATGGTCTGGATGGCCTGCAGGACGGTGTTGACCACCGTCTGGATGGCGGGCCACACGGTGTCGATGACGGCCTTCACGGCGCCCATGACGGTGGTGACGATCGATTGGATGAACGGCCAGACGGCCTGCACGATGCCGAGGATCCCGTTCATCGCCGATGTGACCACGGCGAGGATGAGCGGCATGGCGGTCTGGATGACCGTCAGGATCTGCGTCACGACCGGCATGACCGCGGTTATCACGGCGGTCGCCACCTGGACTATAGCCGTGACGATGCTCGCGATGATGGGGAGGACGGTCGCGGCGATCTGCGCGACCAGGGGGATGACCACCGCGACGACCTGCGAGATGACCGTGAGCACCTGCATGATCGCCGGAGAGACGGCCTGTATCGCCGACATGATGAGGGGCATGACCGTCGCGGCCATGTTCTGCAGCGTGGTCATAATCGACTCGATCGCCGGCGCCAGCAGCGACATCATGGTTGACGCGATGCCGCTGATGGTCTCCCTGAAGCCGTCGTTCGTCGTGTAGAAATAGGCGAACGCCGCCGCTAGCGAGGCGATGGCGGCGACGGCTATGCCGACCGGGGAGATGATGCCCGACAGGGCGCCTCCGGTCGCGGTCAGGCTCGTCTTGACGGCGGACAGCGCCGACCCGACCCCTTGCATGCGGGAGATCCCCATGAACTGGCTCACGAAGAACTGCGCGCCGCGCCCGGCCTCCATGAGCTGGGGGCCGAGACCGGTCAGGAAGGTGAGGGACGATTTGACGCCGGCGAACGCGGCGAACGCGCCGACGGCGCCCGCCACCTTCGAGGCGAGGCCCTCGAGGCCGCCGGCGGCCTCGACGATGCCGCCCACCGCCTCAGACACCTGCCCGGCAGCGGTGCTGACGGCGCCGGATATGGACGGCGGTAGCGCCGACATCAGCGCGCCGGAGAACATCGATGCGATGTCCGGTGCCTTGGATGCGAGCGTGTTGCCGAACGAGACGGCTATCTCGCCGACCCTCGGGACCACGTTTCGCCCGGCGGTGATGACAGATTCGACGAGCTGGTCGGTCAGGGCGCCCATGTCGGCGTCCTCGTTTCCCAGCCCTGTCAGCCAGTTCTGCCACGAGGCCTTCATCATCGTGATGCTGCCCTCGATGGTCTTGGCCGCCTCAGCGGCCGTTGTCCCGGTGATGCCCATCTCGGTCTGGACCACATGGATCGCCTTGACGATGTTGTCGAAGCTCAGGCTTCCCTCGTCCACCGTCAGGCCGAGCTGCTTCTGCACATCGGTGAGGCGCGATGCGTCCTTGATGAGCCTGAGCATCTCTGATTGGGTGCCGCCATATCCGAGCCTCAAGTTGTCCAGCATCGTGAAGTTTTGCTTCGCGAACCCCTGGAAGGCGTTCTGTACGTCCTCCATTTCCGACCCGAAGACGTTGACGTTGTCGGCCATCGAGACCATCGCCGTGTTCGCTAGGTCTGCGGCCTGGGCCGTGTCCCCTCCGAGTGACGAGATCAGGCTGGCCGAGAAGCTGGTCGCCTGCTCCATGTAGCGGTTCGCGCTCATTCCGGAGGTCTTGTACGCGTCCGCGGCATACGCCTGCAGCTTGGACGAGGCGTCGCCGAAGAGCTTGTCGACGCCTCCGACGAGCTGCTCGAACTGCGCGTACGAGTCGAGCGCCGCCTTGCCGAACGCGGCGACGGCGCCGGTCGACAGGGCTCCTGCGACCACTCCCTTGATGCTGGAGAAGGCGCCCTTCACCCCGGAGCTCACCTCCTGCTGGAATCCCTTCATGCTGGGCATGATGGAGACGTAGGCCGCTCCGACCTCTGTGTTAGCCATTGGGTATGCCCCCTCTCGGCCTGCTTAGAATCTCCTCTAGCTCCTCGACCGTCATCGCCAGCGCCTGCTTCCTGTGCACGTGCTGCCGTTCGAACGGGCCGATGAGCTTTGGCTTGTTCCTGCCCTTGCGGCCGTCCTTCGTCTGCGCCCATAGCAGGTAGTGCAGGGCATTGGTCTCCGCTGCGGCGAGCGTCCTGTCGATGGTCCAGACCGCGCCCTTGTCGTAGGCGATCCTCGTCCGGGCGCCGTCTGGAAGGTTCGACAGGAGCTCCGCGGCGTGGAGGGCGCTGTAGTCGACCCCCATACGGTCGATGTCGAGGCCGTAGTACTCGGCGAAATCGGCTCGCACGGCGCCCGGGTGCTCCCTCAGGGCGCGTGCGAGCGCTCCTAGTTTTTTGCGCCGCACTCCTGCATGACGGCGGCGCAGAATCGCATGTAGTCCTCGGCGGAGCAGTAGCCGTCCTCGTCGCTCATCTGCTCGATGACCGCTTCCCGCTGGTCCCCCAGGATGAAGTCGAAGAGCTCGACGATGGCGAGCTCGTCTCCCTTGTCCGCCCTCGCCACGAGGGAGATGGTGCGCACGTCCTTCACGCGCCGCATATCGATGTCGACGGACACGCCGCCGATCTCGACATGGCGTTCGTAGGGCTTGCGCTGGCGGGCGCCGTCCGACACGGAGTCGGCGAGCGCGATGATCTCTGCTGGGGACATCTCGTCCAGGTCGATGACGTTACTCACCGGCGGCCTCGCCTTCGACGGCGGCGGCGATGGCCGCGACCTTGTCGGCCTTGGTCTTCGTGCCGGAGAGGTCGATGCCGTTGTCGGCGGCGTACCGCTCGATCTCCTTGACGGTCTTGCCGGAGACGGCGGATCTGAGCGTCATCAGGGATGCGGGGCTCAGCCCGGTGATGGCGAGGTACTCGTACATCGTCACGCCGGTGTCGTCAGGCAGGCACGTGAAGACGCTCTCTCGTCCCATCGGGTCGCTGTCGTTGAGGGAGAGGTCGCCCTTTTCCGTCAGCTTCCCTCGGGGAACCACGTAGCGCGCCACGGTCTTGCTGTTCGGCACCGTCTCGACTACGAGGCTCTTCTCCGGCAGCACGGCTCCGGTGTGCTTGATGGCCATCTTGCCGGCCTCGACCTTGACGTTGTCGTCGCCGTACTGCATCCTCGCCACCTCGGCGTTGATCTCGATGGGCGTGAAGGAGATACTCTCCTTGTAGCTCGTCTGGGACGTGAATACGACGTCTCCGCCCCAGGCGGGGATGTCCTCGGAATCGCGCTCCTCGGAGATGACCACTCCGTCCTCGTTGCAGTAGCCGATTCCCTTGAATGCCTCGTTGAGGGAGGCCGTGGCGTCGGTGGGAAGCTCGGTCCCGACGGGCGCGATGCTGATCGCGCCCGTCACCTTGGGCTTGCCGACGCCGACGTTGCTTGCATCGTTTGCCATAGTTGTCTCCTTAAAGTGTCGTGACGAGCGAGAGCGATAGCTGGTACCGCTCGGCTCTTGAATCTGGGTCCGGGAACGGGTGGGTGGCGGAGCACGAGACGGACCTGATCTGCGGTATGCACTCGGCGGCTCGCTCCGCCATCATCTGCCTGCAGTCGAGCGCGATCTCCTCGGCCCTCGCCCTTGACGCCGCCCACGCCTGGATGGCGACCGCCGGACGGTCTATGCCGGTCTCCGTTGGGCCGCCCACGCGCTCTACGGTCAGGAACTCTTGGGGCCGCTGCGATGGGACCTCCGCGTAAGCCGGTAGGCCGGTGGCGTCCGGCAGCCATGAGATGAGGGCCTCTTCGATCGAGAACAAGGTCATCACGCCCCGGAGTTGAGCGCCTTGAGCAGCGAGTTGTGCTTGGCGTTCGACCTCATCGCATGCAGGCTCGGCGTGTAGACGATGCCGTGCGCGCGGTTCTTACCGGGCTGCACGTTTCCGGCGTACGAGGCGCTCCCCATCGAGTCGGCGGCAGCCTTGACCGCTTGCACCTTCTGGTTGAGCACCGCCTGGGTTCCCTGGGAGTTCATGATCTTCCGCGCCGCCGCGCGGTTCGGCTTGTACGAGAATCCGCTAGCCATCAACAGCCTCCGTCTCAACTGTCCGGTCGAATGGGCCGGGGGTGTTACCGTCGATGTAGGGCGCCGGGTCGCCTATGACCCTGTACCTCCTGCCGTCGAACTCAACGATGCAGCCCGCCAGGGAGCGGGCGTGCCCCCTCGGCCAGTGGAAGGTCATGTCCACCTTCCTGCCGTTTGGACGCTCCGCGCCGAGATCCGATGTCCCTCCGGGCTGAGGCAGCACGCCGGCGACCGTCTCCTCGATGTATTCGGTCACCTGCGCGCCGAACCGGTCGGCCTTGCCCCCGGTCGGGACGAGCAGCTTCACGTCCCTGGTGTCGAACGGCTTCGTCATATCGGCGCCCCGTATGCGGGGGAGAGGCTCCTGCCGCCGCCTGAGAGGCCCAGGCGTCGCCTGGCGGCCTTTCCCAGGTACATGTCGCCGGACGGGTTGGCGAGGGTCACGGAGGCGGAGTAGGATCCGGCGGTCTGCGTGTACTGCGACGCCCCTGCGAAGGCGTCCGGCACGCCGATGGCCTGGTTGACCACGGCGCAGCAGACCGCTTTCGCGTTCGCGTCGAAGGAGGAGTTGACCCCCTCCTTGTAATCGGATCCGTATTTACGGCGCCACTCGGCTGCCAGCAGGGCGGAGGCGTCCTCGAGGAGGGCGGACAGGCGCGCGGTGTCGTCCACCTGCCCGTACCTCGTCTCATAGTCCTCCGCCGTCGCGAAGGGCTCCATCTACGCCTCCTCGCCGAGTACGATCTTGAGCAGCTCGTCTCGCTTCGCGCGTTTTGGAAGCTCGATACCGCGCTCGATCGCGTACGCCCTGATCTCGGCTACCGAGCTGTCCTCGTCGATACCGGGGGCCTCTTCGGGCTCTTCGGATTCCTGCTCTTCTTCCGGTTCCTCTTGGTCGGCGGCGGAGAGCGGCGGCGTCAGATGCCCTGCCGGAGCGTATCCGCGGTCGATGTAGCGCGCGACCGCCTCGTCGGGAACCTCGATGCGTACGCCCGTGTAGGGCGCGATCATCTCGACCATCGCTCTAACCCGAGTAGGTGTCGGTGAGGCGGTTGAAGTAGTCGGTATCGGTGACGACGAAGCCGACCTCGATCGATGCGAGGACGGCGAACATGCCGCGCTGCCAAAGGTTGATCTGGTTGGTGCCGTCGTTGATGGTGGCCTCGGTGGAGATCTCCACGGTCACGTCGCTCACCATGCCGGTCACGGCCTGGTTCCAGTCTCCGACGATGCCGATCACGTTCGCGGCGGAGCTGCCCTTCTTGTAGGCTGCCTGGCGCTTGAGGGCGCTCACGCCGAGGATGGAGGACACGCTGCCCTGGGTGGCCGCGTTGTCGATGAAGATCGGGCGGCCGTTCTGGTCCTTGGCGCCCAGGAGCACCGGCTCGGCCTGCGGTGCGAAGACGAAGCCGTTGGCCTCGCCTCCGGCCATGGCGATGTTGGACTTGGCGGCCACGAGGCTGTCGTAGGAGTTATTCTGGATGTCGACTGCGGTGCAGCCTGCGAGCACGTCGAAGCCGGTGCCGGGGGCGGTTCCGTGGAAGACCGTCTTGTCGTACTTCCTGCCCAGCGCGGAGGGGATGCGCTCGACGATCGCCTCGTACAGCGTGGACTTGTCGCGCTTGAACTGCTTGGAGAACGGGACGATGACCGACAGCGTGAAGGGGATCATCTTCTTGTTGTCGACCTTGGGATCGTCAACCTTCTGCTCGGCGGTCTCGACGGTCGCCCACTCTGCCTCGGGGTCGCCGGTGATCACGTCGAGCGCGACGCCCGGGCCGGGGATGGTCATGCGGCGGGAGAGCTGCATGACCGCGGAGGACTCCGTCACTCCCTGCAGCACCTCGGCGGCGACGCTCTGGGGGAGGGTCACGCCGGCGCTGGAGCGGTTGAGGTCGATCTTGGTGGTGGAGAGGGCCATAGTGGCTTCCTTTCTTCAGTGTTCTAGATCTGCGAATCGAACCATTCGTCGAATTCGTCCTTAGGGGTCTTGCGGTGCTTGGTCGCCGGCTTGGCGCCGTCCCGTCCGAATACCGGCGCGGCGGGGACGCCCCCGGCGTACTCGCGGATCGCCTTGGCCTGCTCGACCATCGCCTCGCGGTCCGGCTGCGTGAGGAGGTTCGCTGGGACGCCGAATTCCGCCGCGACCTCGGCCGCGTCCGACGCGCGCTTCGCGTCCGCGCGCATGCGCTCCAGCTCAGCCTCGGCGGCCTCGGCGCGGGCGGTGGCGTCCTTGGCCTCCGCCGCCATGCGCTCGGTCTCGGTCATCCGCTCGCGCTTGATCTCATCGAGCTCCTTGCGCGCCGCCGAGTTCTCCTTGGCGCGCTGCTCCCATTTGCGCGCTTCCGCTTTCCAGTCGATCTGCGGTTCTGGAGCCTGCGGCTCCGTTTCCGCGGCGCCGTGCGGCTCCGTCGCCTTGGTCTGCGGTTCCTGCTGTGCGGTCATAAAGACCCCTTTCCCGCGCCGTGCGGCGCGTCGTCCTGCCCGTGCGGGCATGAAAAAACCGCCTCGGTCGAGACGGCTCGTTATGAAAAAAGCGACTCCCGTGCGGGGTCGCTTTTATCAGCGGTGTTATTCGTAGATGCGCTTCACGCCATAGGCGACTGCGGCATCGTGCTCGATCCGGCATCCGCGCGCCTCTTGCCAGCCATCGACGAAGTAGACGGCGTCGACGAGGCACATGTGCTCGATCGACTTCGCGAGATAGCACAGCGGGATGTTCACCACGCCGCGCTCTTTCATACACGGCTCGCTATACCATTCGTCGGTGAACGATGTGTTGACAACCTCGTATCCGCGGCCTTCCAACTCAGCAATAGCCCGGTTGCGGTCCCCTTCGATTTGACCATCGGTCTTTCCCGCCATCGGCTGGCTGATCATGGCTTTCATCGGCTTGCTCCATTCTCATTTAGGCATTATTAATTCGAAGGCTTAACAGCCTTATGCCGACCTACTCGGAACGAGTGGATGCGGCGCGCTCCAGATGATGTATACTTAATTTGAGCCGATAGAGCGCCCGGTTAATTCAGGGAACGACCTATCGGCTCATCTTTTTACTCGCACGATATCGCCGTCTCTTCCGACAATAAGAACTTCGCTAATCTCAACGAATCTTCCGTCCTCGAAAAGACTCTTAACGTCTATAACCATCTGCTCCACCGAGCGATCGCTCCTGACGTTGCTTATGATGAGCCTATCGCTTTGCGCGGTACCGGCTTCTTTTCCGACGGCCTTCTTCATCTGGTTCTTGACTGTCTTATCGGTGTCGCCGGCGGGGTTCTTCATCTCCCACGGGTCACCTTTAATAAAAGTATCTGACGTGCGTCGCTTATACCCGCCCTTTTGAGATCCCATGGTTTTTCTAAAATGAACGGGGAATCCGTTCTCCCTGAGGATTCGCCCGCATTCCCTCTCGTATTCATCGGGATGCGCGCCGCTTTCGGCGCTGTAATGAGGAGCATCGCCAGTATACAGCCATCGCCAGTCGCGGGTCTCTACCTCGCGCATAGCCTTCGCGTTGACGAATCTCCTGTAACGCTCCGCGTCGTTGCCGCCCTTGTACCTGGCGCGATCCTGCTTGCTCAGCGACTCCCACTCATCGCGGAGATCCGAGTCGCTTCCCGCCGTCGCCTGGCACTCATGCCAGCGGTCAAGCATGCCCTCGGGTTCGTAGCCCTCCACCTGCCTGTCGGCGGGCAGGCCCTTGAAGCCCGGCACGATCACGCAATCGCAGTTCTCGTGGTACGCGTGGGCATGGCCTGCCGTCTGCTCGCTGCGGTACACGAACCCGCGCGAGCTGAGCATGAAGCAAAACGCGCACGTCTCGCGCCCGCTCGGCACTCGCGCGTACCTCAGGTCGTTTCGATGGCAGTTGCGCTCCATGTTCTCGAAGGCGCATCTCTTGACGTAGTACTTCGTCAAATCCCTGATATCGCGTTTGAAGGCGCCGAAGTCCCCGTCGACGAGGTTTCGCGCTAAATAGCGGACCTTCGAATCCATAGCCTGCAAGTCGATAACGTCCTCGATCGACGTATCCGCCTCTATGCCGTACGCTTCGGCTATCTCGTCGAATAGGTCGAGGGCGAGGGACGAGGCCTGGTCTCCGAAGGCGTACAGCGAGTCCTGGATCGCCTCGTCCGCGGCTTCTCGCATCTCGGCGACGGATGCGCCCGGATGCTCGGCGATTAGCCCGTCGAACAGGGCCTCTACGTAGCGGGAAGCCGACTCGCCGAGCGAATCAAGGTCTTTCCTACACCTGTCGAGCCTAGCTTTGGTTATTCTCATCGCTCACGCTCCTGCCGGCCGCGGCGAGGGAGGCGGCAGCGTTGCTCTTCGCTTGCTGGCGCCTGATCTCGTTCGATATGGAGCGCCTCACGTCATCGTCAAAACCGAGTTGCTCCCAGAACGTGGATGTTCCGGCGAATTCCGGCACCACGGCGGCGATCTTGACCATCGCGTCTGCCTGGCTCACGACGCTGGGCATCGCGGGCGACTTGAAGTGCGGCAGGATGTCGAGCTCGTCCTCGGTCAGCTCTGAGAGCGCGACGCCGCGGGACGTGGCCAGAGCCATCTGCGCCACGAGCACCATCGCGTCGCTGTTGTCGTCGATGAGGGTCTGCGCCTCGATGATGAGCGGCTCGTTCGCGGCGTAGATTGCCTCCGCCGAGCTTGGGTTGTCGTGGATGACGCCCAATTGGGACACCGGGACGTTGGTCTCTCCTGCGAAGCGCGACGCCAGCGCGCGCATGTAGTCGGTATGCGGCTGCATGCTGCCCTGGGAGAGCTGGCCGAACTGCGGGACGGACCCATCGTCGTTCATATCGATGTTGAAGATGTTGCCTATATACGCTTCCCATTTCGTCTTCTGCTCGAACGGGTCCCCGTCGGTGCCAAGGAGGTACTTCTGCGGCGATGTGAAGAACTCGGCGGAGATCTCGGTGCGCAGCGACTCCCTGACCGCCGAGTCGGTGAGCGACCGGACGGCCTTGCTGATGCGCGACTGGCCGAGCGGCTCCGCCTCGGTTGGGTTGTACGCCAGGGCGACCATCATGGGCTGCCCCATCTTGTGGGGCATCGACTCGTAGCCGACCGCGCCGTCCTCGTCCACGTAGGCGTGGACGGTCCTCGTCGCGGTGTAGAGCGCCAGCTCCACCGGCGCGCCGGAGGTCTCGTCGTAGTCCATGATCACCAGCCCGCGCGCGATCCGGCCCAGGCGCTGGTCCCAGACCGCGGCGCTGTCCTCGGCGGAGTGGGTCGTGATGATGACCGGCGGCTCTCCGGCCCGGCCGCGCGAGAGCGTGACGAAGTCGCATCCGCTGATCAGCTCGGATTCAACGGCCTGCCGGTGCTTGCGCTTGAGGCAGGACGTCTTGACCACGCGGGCGAGCTCCTTCGACACCTCCTCGTCCTTCGCGGTGAAGCCGTCGAAGCGGATGCGGGAGGACAGCGCGCTCACCGCCTTCTTCGGCCAGCCCACCACGGTCTCGATGGAGCGGAGCGCGGGCGGGATCGAGATGCCGAGGTCCTTCAGCATGTTCTCGCCCTCGTAGTACCGGCGCCTCAGCTTGTTCTTCGCCAGGTGCTCCCACCATGTCTCGAGCAGCTCGTCCATGAGCTCTATGGCCTCGTCGTCGAGGCCGCCATCGATGGCGAGCGCCGAGACGAGCGCTCGGCTGTAGCTCTTCTTGCGCCACATCTTGTCATCGCGCATCATCGCACCACCGCCTTCCTGCTGGGTTTCCTTCTCGTGGTCATCGCCGCCCTGTGCGCCAGCGCGCACGATTCTATGAGCGTCGCGTCGCAGGTCTGGGTGCTGTCGAACCCGAACCCGTCCTTGCCTATGGTTCTCTTGGCGCTCAACGTCGCGGAGTCCGCCAGCGCCTCTTGGTCGTAATGCTCGATCGCGCCGCTGGATACTGCGTCCACGAGCATCGAGTTGGCGGCCACCACGTCCGATGTGGACGGGAGCTTTACCGCTCGCTTCTTCATCCCGGAGGCAGACAGCCTCTGGGCGAGGGCCGCCGCGTAGGTCCTGCCATCGACCCAAACCTCTGAGATCTTGTCCTTGCGCGCGACCACCCACCGCTCGAACCACGCCGCGCCGCCCGACATCGACCGGTTGTCTATGCACTCGATGTACGGCTTGCCGCTTTGCGGCCTTATGCAGATGGACAGGGACCCGCTGGAGCCGTCCGGCGCGAATTTGATGCCGACCGTCATCACCCCGTCCGCCGGAGGGTCGTACGTGGTGCACGACTCCCAGTCTGCCGCGGAGATGACGTGCTCGGCCTCGATCTCGAGCATGAAGAAGCAGAGCCTCTCCTGCGCGAAGCTGAGCGGCTCGGTGTACGTGTCCCGCTCGGACCTGACGGTCTCGATGGAGATGCGGACGCCGAGGGCGGGGTTGGTCCTCCACCACCACTCCTCGTCATCGATCTGCTCCTCGAGCCGGCGCGGATCGTCGAGGACGAGGGCCCACTCTGCCCAGCAGAGGTCGTCCGGCTGCTTCTCGTGGACGGTCTTGCGCAGGTGCTGGAAGAAGGTGCCAGTCGACTCGGGGGTCGGGGGAGTGCCGCAGTAGATGTACTGGGGGTTATGCCTCGGGCCGGCGGAGGCTGTCGATAGCATCGCTTTGAGGTGCGAGTCGTTGAGTTCCTGGGCCTCGTCTGCGATGACGACGTCCACGGTGAATCCGCGCTTGGCGGACTTGGTGCGCGTGGAGAAATAGATCGCCGCGCCGTTCGAGAAGAAGATGGCCTCCTTGCCCGTGCCCTTGCGCACGGATCTGACCATCTTGTTGAGTTCCGGGTACTTCGCCTCCGGGTCGCGCGCCTTCTCGCCGTAGAAGCCCTTCATCCTGTCGAAGAGCTGCGTGACGGTCGAGTAGTCGTGCGCGGTGTAGAGGATCATCTCGCCGAGGGCGATGCCGATGTGGATGCGCATCTCGATCAGGAGCGTCTTGCCGTTCTGGCGCGGGACCGCCAGGCCGCATCTCCTGTGGATATAGCGCTTCGTCTCCGGGTCGACGGCGAGCCAGTCGCGGATGGTGTCGCGCTGCCACTCGTCCAGCGGGGACCCAAGCGCGGTCGAGAGCTTGATCGCGGTGTCCCCCAGGGACTTCTTATAGGGGAGCGACCGGTGAAACGTCGGTTGCTGGCACCCCCGCCTAGTAGCCTGAGAGGTCCAGGAAGATGCCTTCGATGGTCGACGGGCCGCCATCGGCATCCTTCCCTTCTAATTCATCGATCGCCATGACCGTGGCCCTGTACTCGGACGAGATCCTCGTGAGGCCCTGCCCCTCCGATGCCACCAGGTGTCCGTGCAGGATGTCGCGAAGCTCCCGCAGGCGCCCGGCGGTGTCCTGGGCGCCGTCCTCGTCGCCGACGCGCGAGTCCCTGGCCTCCTCGGATTCCACCGGTTTCGGGACGAGGCGCCCCTCCTGTCTCAGCTCGGCGAGCCTGCGGTTGACCGTTGACGTGCCGACGCCGCATTTAGCTGCGAGTTCGCGCTGGCTCATCCTGCCCGCGTGGTTGATGAGGTACTCGTCTACGGCGGGGCTGACCTTGCCCCTGGCCTTGGCCTTCATGGAACATCACCGCCCCCTGGGAGAAAAAATAGCCCTATGCCCCCGGGAGGGCCTCGCTGTCGGGGGAGGGGATGCCCCCCCCTGGTCCGATCGGCTCACCATTCCCGCGAATGGGGCAAGGGTTTGTTCTTCGTCTTGATGACTGATGTCTTGTTGCTCTTGCGCTGGTTGCAGATGCGATGGGCGGGTTGCACGTTCTCGATGTCGTAGGGAGACCCGCCCTTCGACACCGGCACTATCTCGTCGAGCTCGTAGCTCATCGGGTGGCCGGCGGGCAGGCTGTAGTCTATCGGCCTACCGCATAGAGCGCACGGCAAGCCCATCGCCCGCACCCGCTTCCTCAGCGCGTTGCGCCTGGATCCGTTCGAGCGCCTCGGGTTTCCCTTGGCCATGGCTGGCTCCTATCTGATCGCGGGCCGGCGCACAGCTTGCGGAAGCGTCCGGCCCGCCCCTTGCGGGCGGTAGCAAAAGGGCTCCGTCTCCGGAGCCCCATCCTCAGCGCGAGTGCGCACTATATCTAATAGCACTTTTAGGGTGCTCACTTAGTGCTCAAAACTGCTCACTAAGTGCTAAAAAGTGCTCAGTTTGCGCTATATTGCGCTATATAACCTGCGTATCTTTGTAAATTCTGTGAAGAAGCCCCTCAATTCCTGGTCCCGAATCTATCCAGTCGAGGGCGTCGGACACGGCGCGCCGCACCGACGCAAACGACCGCCCCCTCTTCTCCGCGATCTCCGAGTAGGTCATGGCTAAGACGTAGCGGTCCAAGAGTACGTCTCGCCACAAGGACGTGGATGCGCGCCCTGCGTCGCCGACCATCCCTATCACCGCGATCGCCTCGTCCTGCAGTTCGACCATTCCGTCGAGCTTGCGCTCAGCCCGGTCCCTCGCATCCCATAGCGCCGACAGCTTGCCGGTCATCCTGTCCGGGTCCCTGTACCCGCAGCATGATCCGGTCGACCCGCCGCCGAGGGAATCGATCCTCGATTCCCAGTAATCTAGGGTCTCCTCTGCCCGGCGCACGTCGGCCACCGCCGTGCGCACTTGATCGAAATACTCGCGCGAGGTCATTCGGTCTCCTTCTCGTGGTAGGATATCCGGTGCGACTCGGATGCCACGAGCATCAATGAGGGGCGGTGCCAAACCGGTGCCGCCCCTTTTATTTTACCTGCTAGATAACTCGATCATCAGATAAAGCCAGCGGGCAAATCGCCGCCTGGCCAAATGTCGGTCGCGCCTGGCCAAAGGTCCGTCGCGCCGGTCCTGCGCTTCCACCACCATCGCCCCGCAGAAGGGGCACACGAGCAACGGAAGTTCTGTGGCTCCGTCATCAGTCCTGCTTTCCGAGTATTCTCGATCGCAGCAGTCGAAGCGCCATACATCGTAGAGGGGGCCGCTTTTGACCTGCTCGACGCGGCAGGTGCGTTCCGGAACATATCTGCGACGTCTCCCATATCCGAATCCCATCTCGATTGCCGGCGGAAACTCATACCCAACGTCCTCAAGGTCGACCACCAGGCTCCAATCGCCTCCACTTGCCGCCGCCCTGCGCCGATCTTCGTCAAATTGCAACTTTGTCATCGAGGAGCACTGCTCCTGACTTTCTGCCGTGGGCGCACATTACCCCTCCAAACGAAAAATCCCCTGGTTTCGAAACATCCCTGATAATGGGAGATCTACTTCCAGAGGACTGCTATAGGCGACGACCAGACAAGGACGTTTGTCGTCTTGCTTAATAGTACATGGGCTCAGGCCCGTAATTGTGGCGACGGGGTGATTTTCGATGAATGGGGCAGCCTATTCGAGCGCCCTCCGTCACTTCCTCGCCACCTGGTCCTCGATCAGCAGCAGCTGGATGAAGCAGGCGTTGAGCATCATGTAGCAGGCGCCGCGGACGTCGCCGCAATACGACGAGGCGCAGGCGGCGACGAGCGCCAGGACGACCCCGGCGTGCAGGACGAACCTCATCTAGCGCCGCCCCCTCTCCATGGCGGCGGCGACGCGCGCCGCCGAGTTCGCCGGGACCCACGACGTCCTTCCGTGCTCGTCGGCCACCTGCACGCGGTGCCTCTCGAAGTCCAGCGCGACGACCTTGAAGGCTCCGCCATCGTCCTCGCCGTCGATGGCTACCAGGTCTCCCCGGTGCGCAGCCTGCCCGGATCCGTAGCGCGGAGCCTTCTGGGCCTTGCTCTCGGCGCAGGAGTACATGCGCTCGTGCCTCGGGAGCGTCGAGGTGCCCCCTTCCGATTCCAGGCTCATCGCGCGCTCCCCTCCACCGGCATGGTCTCCTCGATTTCGAGCATGGCCACCCTGACCGCGGCGCCGTGCGAGGCCACCTCCGCCTCGGCGAGCAGGCGGGTCGCGGCGGAGTACTCGACCATCCCTCGCGGTTTGGAGATCGCCTCCATGGCGCCCGACAGCGCCCCCCGCGCCTCGGAGATCTTCTCCCGTGCCGCCTCCACGTGCGGCGAGACGTCGCACGGTAGCGTCGCGTCCATGGGCTCCGTCTCGTACAGCTCCGTCCTTCGGAGCGCGTTATCGTCCGTCATTTGAACTCCTCATCGTCCATCGACCCTTCCAGGTACTCGTTACGCCGCAGGAGCAGGTCGATGGTGTCCTGGGCGTCGGAGAGCTCCTGCCGGAGCCTCGAGTTGACCTTCTGCATCTTGCCGACCTTCTGCCGGAGCTTCCGCACCTGCTCCCTCAGGGCGCTGGTCTCCTTGCGCTCCCTCTCCACCCTCTTCGTGGCCAGGAAGGCGGTCGGATCGAAGGCGCCCGATGCGTTGCGGCGCGGGTCCGAATCAGTCATCTTCATCCTCCTCATCATCTGTTTCAGAGAATTAGTTGTTCTCTGCAACGGGCTTACGGGGTATGGTCGCGGCGCGGGCGTCTGCCTGCCGCGCGTCTCCCAGCGGCAGCTCGTCCTGGACGGCCGGCGCTGGCATGGTTCTGGCAGGGTTGCGGGCGTCCTCCGCGCGGGCCTTGGCGGACCCCTTCAGGTTGTCGAGGATCTTGGAGAACATGAGGGCGCGGTACTCCGGGGAGTCGGGCACGTCGCGCAGCAGGAAGTCGCTCGGCAGCTCGGAGTCCCTGAACTCCCTCCTCTTGGCCTGCGCCGGGGAGAAGGGCCTGCCGCATCTGGGGCAGGACAGGGTGGCGACGTGCAGCCATCCGCGGGACACCGACCGGCTCTTGAAGCCGTCGTCCTCCCATGACTCGACCTCCCGGTCGTCCGAAGCGATGGGGCCCTTGCGGGACACCACCCGCAGCGGCACGTCCATCTTGATCAGCATCGCGCCGCATACCGGGCACGCCATGTCGCGAGCGTAGCGGTCGTTCACGCGGTATCCGTCCGGCACCCTCATCGCGCGTCGCCCCTCTCGTCCCTGATGATCTTGGCCACGAGCGGGTAGGGGTTGGCGCCCTTTGACGGGTCGAACTTGTCGAGCCCGCGCCTGATCATGCGGGCGCACTCCTCGACGCGCTCGAGCGAGCAGTCGCAGCCCTTGGGGCAGAGCTTGGCCACCTGCCTGGCGAACCCGTCTATGGGCTGCCCGCCGGTCTTGTGGGCGTGGGTCGAGACGAGCGCGTCCCATGGGGTGTCGTAGGCCTCGCCGGCGTCGTCCATGTAGCCCCCGTGGGGGTCCGCGACCGTGCTCATGCATGCGAGCGGGTACGCGGTCGCGGCGAGGGACCTGAGAGAGGGGAGATCTGAATCAGATGATGAGCGGTGCGCGGAGCGCGCCGAGGCTTCTCTTATCTTCTCTTTACTTATCTTCTCTTCTCTTATCTTCTCTTCTGAAGGCTCGGCGGTTCTCGGAGCGTTCTTAGCCTTCTTCGGCGCTTCTCGGCGGTTCTCGGGAATTCTCGGCGATTCTCGGCGTTTCTCGGCGTTTCTCGGAGCGCTCTGCGGAGTTGCCGCGCGCAGCTCTATGAGCACGTAGGGCGCGTCCTCGTCCGAGACCGACGCCTTGCCGGTCTTCTTGGCCTTGAAGTAGCGGCGCTGGATGCCGCGGCTGGTGAGCGCCGAGAGCTGCCTGTAGGCTCCCTCGTCGAAGATCTCGCACGAGATGCAGGACTCGATGAAAGAGTCCAGCTCCTCGCCGGTCATGCCCAGGTCGCGCGCTATCTTGCGGCGCTCGAACCTCCCGTAGACCAGGTAGAAGCCCTCGTGGTATATGCGCTGCATGAGCGCGAGCAGGCGCCCGTAGGACGCCCAGCGGGCGCACTCGTCGTCACCGCCAAGCTCCTCCATGAGCGCGAACACCTTCGGATCGTCGGCCATGTCGATGTCGACCGGTACGAAGTCGAGCGAACTTGCCATCTCTAACCTTCCTTCCTTGCGGCGTGCGCCTCCGCGAATCCCGAGGCGGCCGCGCTGTCTCGGCCCGGCATGACGGAGGCGTACAGCCTGAGGGTCGTGGCCACGTCCCTGTGGCGCAGCCTCTCCTGGATGGTCCTCATGTCGTAGCCGTTCATAAGCAGCCACGTGGCGTGCGTGTGCCTGAGCGTGTGCATGGTGGTCCCCGCCGGCATGCCGAGGTCGCGCGCCATCTCGCTGAAGTAGCGGGAGAGCGTCGACGGCCTCATGACGCCGCCGTTCGGCCTGTCCGTGACCAGGCACGAGTACTGGTCCGGCTTGGCCATCCACCTGTCCTGCCAGGCGATGTGCTCGGCGATGGCCCTCTCTACGTCCGGCGCCGCCGCCACCGCGCCCACGCTCTCCCGCTTCGGCGACGGCTGGCGCCTCAGCACCGGCTTCTCGGAGACCGTCGCCTCGACGTAGACGTCGTGCACGGCGCGGCGCCAGCTGCGGCGCTGCAGGGCGCAGACCTCCCCGCACCTCAGCGCCTGGTTGAGGGCGATGAAGCCGGCGAACGCCGTCGTGCGCCTCTTGATGGACTCGCGGTCCGTGCCCCCGATCGCCATGTCGTCGGCGAGCGCGGCGACCAGCTTGTCCTGGTCCCAGTCGTCCAGCGCGAACGGCCTCAGCCTGTCGGGCGCCGGGGCGGGCACGTTGAGCATCGGGTTGACGCCCAGCTGCCTCTGCCAGACCCTGTAGGCGCCGGAGAGGAGCGCGTGCGCCTTGCGCAGCGTGTTGCGCCCTATGGGCTTCCTCCCCGGTCCCTCGGACAGCAGGATCCTGTAGGCCGCCGTGACCTCGTAGGGCTTCAGCTCGTCATAGGGGATGTCGCCTATGGTCGGGGCGATGTGGTTGCGCACCACCCCGTCGTAGGTCGAGACGGTCGCCTGCGAGAAGCCCCTCTGGGGGTCGTGCACGTAAGACGAGAGCATCGAGGACAGGCGCTTGGACGATGACGAGGACGATGCCGGCGCGTACCCGGCGATCCACTCGTCCGCGAGCGCCTGCGCCCGTTCCTCGTCAAGGTCCGCCGGCCAGCTCTTGTAGGGCCTGATCGGCTTGCCCGTGAGCCTGTCGGTGCCAAGGTACGGCCTGGCCTCCCAGACGTTCCCCGCCCCGCGCGTCACCTTGAACCCCATGGCCTATTTCTCGCCCTCGTCGCATACGTCCATGCAGCGGGCCTTGAGCCATTCGTCGTCTTCCGTCAGGGGAGCGTTGAAGCCCGATGCGACGATGACGTTCACCGCGTCGTCCCAATCCCGCGCGCGCTCGGCGCGCTCCTTCGGCGAGAGCCATGACATGCCCATGAAGCCGCGCTCGACCTTGCTTATGAGCGCGAGCAGCGCGGTCACCCTCTCGTAGATCCCTACTCCCAGTTGGAGGATCCATTCGAAGTCGGCGTCCTCGCCGCCCGGCAGGTAGGGGACCGAGCGCCTATCGAGGGCCGCGTCATCGAGCTCCGGGCACGGGGTTATGTCTCCGGTCGCCGCCCATGCGACCATCCTGCCCGCGAGGTCCTTGCATGCCGAGTCGCCCCTGCGCCTGTCGATCTGCTCCTGGGAGAGCTCCTCCTTCTTGATGGCCTTGATCCCCTCCGGGATGTAGAACCGGACCTCGCCGTCCTCGTCGGCCACCGCGAAGCATCCCTCTCCGTATCCCTCGGTGATGTTCCGGAGTTCGTCGGGGGCCATCCAGCTGTAGAGCGTCCCGCCGGACTCGAGGCCGTTCGGAGCCTCGCCCACGATCTGGACCCCGATGCCGGCGAGGTACTCCGCGACCTCCTCCATGCGCTTCTCGCGCTTTATGCGCGACTTGATGCTCGTGACCTCCGAGTACCAGAGGTTTCCGGATGCGAGGACGCTGTCGCGGTCCTCGTCCCTCTCGAACTGCATGGCGGCGACCATCTGGTCGAGCGTGACCTGGGCGCCCTCCGGGACGCGCCGCGCGAGCTTCTTCGCCGCCTTCATCTGCTCCCTGGTGGCGCGGCTCGCGCGGGAGACGGTCTGCTCGTCGACTCCCAGGATGAGCATCTGCTGCACGCCCGCGGCGCGCTCCTCGTCGCTGAGGCGCAGCTTGTCGTCCGTCGCGAGCATCGCCACCATCTCGTTGGCGGCGTCCATGTCGCATGCGACCAGGACGGGCACCATGACCTCGGCCTCGTGCCCCTTGTACATCTTCGACAGCGCGCGGTAGCGCCTCTCGCCGTCGATGATCCTGTAGACGTTGCCGTCCCTCAGCACCACGGGAGGGTTGACTGGCTCGCCGCCGGTGGCCCTGATGGCCTCGGCCAGCTCGTCTATCCCCTCGAAGTTCTTCCTCGGGTTGGTGCCGCTCGGCCTTATGTCTGCCAGGGCGACTGATTCCTTGACGAAGTCCATTCCTCTATTCCTTTCGTCGCGGGTCGGTTCGTCTCTTTCTCCCAGGCCCATCCCTGCCGCCCGGTCCGCCAGATCTCGTCGGCGGCCATCTGGGCCTGCTCCCTCGTCGCGCCGTCCGCCAAGTCGAGCGAGACGAGGACCCGCGCTCCGTGCGCGGGCAGGTAGGGGTCTCCCGGCACCGGTACCGGCATGCGCCAGACGCCGTGCTTGTCGCGCTCGACGAGAGGCGCGCCCCGTCCTGCCGAGAGGCTCCCCATATCCCTCCTTCATCGTTGCGGGTCGACGCTGCCGCCCACGTGGCCGCCGGATCGCCTTTCCCGGGATTCGCCGTGGAGAGGAGTTCTCCGAGTTCCTGCTTCGGGTCATTATCACGGCCCGACCATCGCCGAGTCGATTGATGATCGTCCCCGGTACCCCGGCGGCCACGTGGACGGCAGCTTCGGGAGGCGCGTTGAAAGCGGTCTCCCGTGCGGGGGCGTCTGGC